GGGAAAAACAATCGCATGGAAGACTGTTCTACTTGTTACCTTCCGGCACCAACAAGGCCGAAACCTGCTTATAGTAAGTCCTCATCGAAGTCGCAATGCGATCCTTAGACTGGTTACTGTAACGCTTCTCAACTGGCGGGTGAGTTTTCATGCTGCCAAGCTTTTGCGAATAACTACCCGCAACCTGTAACAACGCTTGCTCTCTAGTTATCATCATTCCCCCAAACTATTAGAACTGTTACTGACAGTAAACACCCTTTGCTGGTTTAAATCAAGCAACAAATGTGGTGAGTTACAGCAAATCAATCTTGCCGCGGAAGGGCACACCCTTCTCCAACTCGAAACAGGTAATTGCGGGTGTTGAGTCCCCGCCTCCCCCACTCATCCTGGTGTACCAGTCCGACCCGTTATCCATTGTGGAAGCTTGAACCCACCAACGCTCCCTACCCTCACTACCGGAGAACTGTTCGACCCTATGGTGATGGAAGTGACCCGTGACCATGACTGTTGCTGCCGCCAAGTAGGTGTCGTTAAACACGGCTTTAGTCCAGAAGCTTTGGAAAGCATCGGGCCTGGCAACCTGGTGTCCGTGGATCGCGCCAAGAATGTGTGAGCCGTCACCAAACACGTCAAACGCGAACCCTTCATCGTGAGCTTGAGGAACAAGCCAACGCTCTACAGGCAAACCAACTTCTGTGGCGAGGCGACGCAACTGCTGAAGAATGACAATGCCCCAATCGTCCGTGCCCGGTCTACCCACCGCGGCCTTGTTCACACGGAACTGGCAATGGTTAGAAGCAACCGAACCGTAAGTCAACGGGGCATACTTTGACGCCATCTTCAACAAATCCCAAATCAACGCCGCCGCAACATCTGTTTGCTGCATCGGGCTGAGAGTATTCGTAATCAACTGATCCATGTCAGCCTTGTTATTCACCCCCTCCAAAATATCGCCCATATCCAAGATGACTATGTGGTCATAGTTGCCGGCTTTTAGCTTTTGTTCAACACGCTCATACGCCGCATGAATACGCTCAATCGATTCAAGATGTCCACCGCGGGAACCCCCCTTACCAATCTGGAAATCAGCGGGGCAGATAACGTAAGTCCTTGTCGCCTTCTTATTTACAGGCGGTTTACTCTTCTTAAACTTCTTGGCTTGCGCATACAACGTTGGCAAGTCAACATTAGCGGCCTTCTTGCGGAAGTGAAAACGATATGAGGTTAACCACTCCCCGTCCCATCGTTGCCACTGCGAAGTACGAGGCGACCCAACGACCTCATACTCGTCAGGAGAATAACCCCTGTCCGCAAGAAAGTCACTAAAGTTTGGAAGATCAGCTAGACCTTCCGTGGTAGCCAGACCCTCGGCACCGTCAAATTCGATAGCTGGACGGAAACCGGTAGGCGCTTCTACCTTTCTTGCTGGTTGCAAGTCATCAAGCATCAGCTTCTATAACATCCGCAAGACTTTGTGCGATGCAAAGACAGCGGCCCTTCTGTGATAGCCAAACCACGCTTAGTAAGCTCCCTCGCCAAACCCTTAGAGGACCAAGCATTTAAGGATTCCAAAGCTTTATCTAAAACTTGTTGATCCTTCTCGTCAACCGAATCATAAATTCGCCCCATCTTGCACCGGGCCGACTTTGACGGTGGAACCATATCTTCAAGCATCTGTTTGCCTTTCCAAAACTAACGCTAAACAAGATTGTCGGCCACACCAGGTAGCGACACGCCCAAGTCTAATAGAGAACGAACGGTAATGGAAGCCCCAGGTTCACGCGCATCGTCATACATTTTATGTGCGCTTATCTTACAAACTAACGAATCGTCTTCCCAGACTCCCGCATCTGTGCAAGAGTCAAAGACCCCTCTAACCAGTTTGTCGATATCGGGCGGGACCGTGGGAAGTGGCCGTCTAGTTGCGGTAACGGATTTCGGGCGAGGTAAGAAAAAAACGACACTGAGTTCCGCAGGACCAACAAGCGTAACCCAGTTCGCAGAACCGACAGCATCTGTAGCCGCCTCCCTGACCCTTTTACGCCAAGCCGGAAGCTTTTTAGAGGCCTCAATAAAGCGCCCATGCCCAATCGACTTCTTTGAACCCTGCGGGGCGGCAATGCCGTAAACCTCGAAGAAAAGTTCCACATTCTAGTTTAGAACGGTGCTTCGTCGTCGATACTCTTCACGGAACCAAAAACACCGTCAAGAGCCTGCTGGGTATCCTGCGGGTTGCCACCACGACGTTCAACCTTCGACATTTCGCTCGCACGAACGTTCAAGCTGACACCCTTGCTGCCGTCCTTCTTCTCAAACAGTTTCGTCTTCAAACGGCCAACAACAGCAACCTTGTCGCCCTCAGCAAAACCGGCGGGGCCAGTAACCGAAAAATAGTCTTTACCGTCAACTTTCCAGTCACCCTGATCGTCTTTCAACATCTGGTTGTGGGCAACATCGTAAACAACACCCCACTCAAACTCACGAATCCCGTTTACGTAACCTTCGAACTTCACATCTACAGCCATTACATTTCCCTTTCTATATGTTCAGGATTAACACAATCCTGTTTACCGCATTTTCTAACCCCGGTCAACACCGGAATACCATCTTCGTCAACCGGGGTGATCTCATCCTCAGCAAAATCGTTGTGCCAAGGATGACATTTACCAAGGCTACTATTTACCGTTCTTGCCCTTGTGGCACGACACGACAAACATTTTCTGTTGTTACGGTTAGAGGTTGCCGAGTCCCAACGGAAACCACAACGTTCACACTCAATCCAAGCCACCGACTCATTGTAGGCCTAAACCGTCTGATAACCGATGTTCTGCATAGCCCACCTGTGTCGCGCATCAATACTCATACCATCAGTCTGCTTCGCCAACAAAGCGCAACACTTATCACATTTGGTAATCCTTGACTCATGTGGGATACAAATAGGTTCCGGGTCTGACCGCCAAGAAGCCTCCACAGACCTATCGGCAGCACTCTGATCAAGAGCCATACGGGCGTCACGAGCGCGACCCACAATATGCCTAGGCTCCAAATACTCAACCTTCTCATCCTGCCGCGCCATGATCAGCGCGCGTTGCGCAACCGGCAACGACAAATGACCCAACACACCAGACCAAGCGTTCACCGTCTCCTCAGTAACCCTACGGTTATCAATCGCAGCCACATCAGCCAACAACAACTTCACTTCAGCCTTGTTCATTATTTTTCCTTTCTAACAACATTTTCAAAGCAAGTTCCGCCTGCTGCGGCACGACACCGTTACCGCAAGCCTTTAATTCGTCTTTTCGAGAAAGACCGTGCTTAGTAATCCAACCGGGCTCTAAGCCCATCATCCACTCAGTAAATTTGCTTGACAATCGTAGCGCCCCATCCTTACCCGTTGGCTCCGTGGGTTCGGGAGCTTGGTGCCCACTTATTACTTCCCAACGTTTGACCGCAGGCTCAAAACGCCCCCAAGTCATATGCACCGCCTGAGCCAAAGTAACCGAGTGCATGGAGCCTTCTTTCGTCTGAGAAGATTTCATGCGATCGCTGTAAATATCTGAAGTCATTGGCGTAGGAAGATTCATAAACTGGCCAGATAAGGTTACTTGCCCGCCACGCGCCTTCGCTTTATCTTCCGGTTGATGACCACGCTCAGCCTCACTCGCTGCGGGGGTACGCAAGAATGAAAACTCTGAATCTTTGGTGAGGAGCACCCGCTTCGGAAGCTCGAACACCTTCCCATTCAGCATCGTACCCGAGGTCGGCCAAGTCACCAAGAACAGCTCCGAGTGCCCGCATAACAGGTTCTCCGTCTCCGGTTTCTCCCATGCACCACGAACACCATTCCATATCGCTACCAGCTTTTGCACTTAACAATCCCCTTACATTCTCGATTACAACTAACTCAGGTTTCAACACATTAATAGCTTTTGCAAACTCACTCCACAAACCAGATCGCGTACCGGCGGCTAAACCAGCCCTACGACCAGCTAAGGAAACATCCTGACAAGGAAAACCACCAGTCAAAATATCAACCGGCTCAACCGAAGCCCAATCAACCTTCGACACATCCCGATAATTGGGGACACCGGGAAAGTTAGCGTCAAGAATAGTTGACGGGGCATCCTCCCACTCGCAATGCCACACCACCTCAGCGCCTAAAACCTTGCTAGCGGCAATATCTAAACCACCATAGCCACTAAACAAAGAACCAATCTTCTTAGTCATTCTCATCCCTTTCCATCTCGGCAAGCGCTTCAGCCCTCAACTTGGCAGCAGAAGACCCAGCACCCGCAGACTTTTTCTGAACACGTCCCATCCAATTCTGAAACGTCATATCCCAATCAAGCTTCGCCTTACCCGTAGACCACCAATAAGTCTGAAACTGGTCAACCTCAAACGCCTGATCAACGTCAGGCCACTTGTCATCAAACATCTCAAGCAAACGATCCGAAGGTTTCCAATCTTTAGGGAGCTTAATAGCTCTCTTGTTATCTTCTCTATAGTTGTCTTCTCTTAGTTTTCTTCTTAAGAGTGACCCCTGAGCCACAGTGCTTTGCTCCACAGTG